TCAATCCACATCCCGCAACCCCTTGGCCAGTGCGGACAGTACGGCAGCGGCGGCGTCCAACTGGTCCGCGCTCGGTTTCTCGATCATGTATTGCACAGTGAGCCGTTCGTCATGTTCGTATGATACCCACACGCTATCCCAAACACCCGGCACGATACGGGTCTTGGTGACAGTCTCGGTCACGACGGGTCCTGTGGGCAGAGATCTGAAGTTCTTCTCAGAGATGATACCTGCCACCCCGTTTGCAGCGCGGACCTCCCATTCCCCAGCGAAAGCCTCTCTACTTGGGATCAACCGCTCCAACGTGATCCTATTTCCGTTCTGGAACCCCTCGCTCCAGTCCTTGCCCGTAACGACTTCGACCGTCTGTCCCGCCCTATACTGCGTCATAATCATCTCCTGTGTCTAACTGACCCCACGACTAGCACGCGCCGACCGGGCCGTCAACTATAGATTCATCTCGTACGCGCCGCCTTGACGGGGTGCATAATAGATCATCACGCTATCGGCCTTGTTAGGGCTAGGCGTGCCGTCGGGGGCCTTATCCACAATGATCTTACCCGCCGTATTGACCGTGTAGGTTGGTTGGCTCAACTCGCTGTAGAGGCCCCCCAGACCCTCGCGCAGTACGATCAGGTCGTCCGGGTCGTACTTGTAATCCTGCTCAGTAACGGCCCGATGGGTCCGCTGGAACCGTACGCGCAGTTCCCACCAGCCCTGGGCCTTGGCGTTGGCAAAGTAATCACCATTGAGGCGATCCTTACGGGGAGTGGGGTTAGCTGTCGGAATTGGCTTGGTCGGGTTAGCCACAGCAGCGGAGCCCCGCCACGCACTGACCTTAATGGCCGGTGCCGGGTGCGGGTTGTCGGGGTTAGTGCGTATCTCATTGAGCATTCGCGCATCGCCACGGACCCCAGCGCCCAGACCGTCCGAGTCGAACCGCATGTCCGCCACTTCCGCATCGTCGCAATAACCGAAGGCCTTCTGGACGGTCCCCAGGATATCGCTGCCCTTACCGGACCACTCGGGCACTTGCTCGACGGCGATACCCTGACCGATGCACAGCGCGTTCTTGTCGCGCCCCTCGTCCGCTACGTCCAGCGCGGCCCGCTTGGCCCCAGTGATCGTAAAGCCCAGCTTACGGTCGGCGTTCACGGCGCTCTGGACCCACTCGCTCGGGATTAGTACGCCCTCGACGGACGCGCTGTAATTGATGTCGATTTCCTGCGCGACGGTCACAGCGTCCAGTTCGGCCACCTGCTTGGCGTACCATGCTTCGTCCTTGCGACTATCCGACCGCCAGTGGAAGGTGAATATCTGCTCCGGCTTGTATATCTTGAACCGTTTATTCCAGAATGGATTGCCCGTCCCGTTGGGGGTCGAGATGTCAATTCGGCAATTGGTGGTGGCCGATAGGGACGCCTCGACCAGTTGGGGCCGCTCCAGGAACGCCGCTTCGTCCACGAAATAGATCGAAGCACGGTCGCCACGACCAATATTGTCGCCCGCTTCGCCGGTCAGTACGGACCCGGTGGCAGGAAAGCTAATGCGCATGTGGGGCGCGTCGGCCCGTGTCCAACCCCTGCGGAACTCCGGGGGCAGGTTCTCCATGAACATGCGGGCCTTGTAGAACAAGCTCTTGGGGTGGCCAAGCTTATCAACGTACTCTTCCTTGCGGGAGCCAAAGCCAAAGGTCATGCCGTCATGGAAGTTGCAAAGCGTGCAAGCCGTGGCGATGGATAGCCATGACATGCCCATATCGCGCGTCTTTTCGACTAGGCCAGACTCTTGACCCCGCCATTTAGCCACGACCCATTCGACCCATTCTCGCTGACGCGGCATGAGGATAAATGGGACCATGGCTGGCAACCCGCGTTCGATATTGCGGGGGTCGTACGTGACACCAAAGTCCGTAATGAAGTCGGCAGGATTGTCTCGATAATACGTGAACAGACCGGGAAGCATGGTCGGGTTCTCTCGTATCTTATTCAGTCGCTCAACGCGCGCCTTGAACACCGCCCCGTAGTCTGGGTTGCGGAAGTCGAAATCATCCTCGGGTCTACCGGGCATAGTCTGGGGTCTCGTACCAATCGTGTGGGAGAACATAGTCGGGGTCGTTAGATTTAGCTAGGTTCAGGTGCTTCCACAGCGGCCACAGGTTAGGTAGCTGCCAGCATTCTCGTATCTGATCGGGAGTAAATTTGGACTGCGGTACGATATGATCAATGTGCCAGACCTTCCCGTAATTATCCCACGTCATGCCGGGGAGGAAGATCGCCTCTAAGTGCAATCTCAAATCGTGGGGCGTGTAGCCGACCATATCGAACGTACGAGAGGTTTTCGTATGACCAGTCAGCGTCTTCCTGATCGAGGTAGCAACACGGTGTCGCAAACGATACTCTGGGTCCTTGTGATATCGTGTTTTATGGTACGCCGCCGTCTTGGCGCGTTTTTCTGGGCTAGCGTCTCGGGCGGCTTTACGCGCCTTTTGTTCATCGGATAGCACGTACGCTCGATTAACCTCGTTCCGTCTGGCTATTCTTTCTGGCGTGTTGCTATAGGCAACCCGACATGGCTTACAATATGAGCCATGCCCGTCACTTGTCGATTTGTTCTTATTGAACGCGGGATATGGTTTTTCCACATCACACATTGCGCACCACTTATACCCCTCTTTGGTCGAGGGCTTACGAAATTGTCCACTGGTCATGGATTTACGTTACATTGGCGAGAGAATAAACGCAACCCTACTTGATACTCTGCCAGAGTGCATCTAGCTCAGGCTTACCCGCTAGGTCAAGCTGGCTCGGGCTGGCCGTCCCTAGCTCCGTGAGAGCCCAACGATCCCATGCGGCCCGGATGCGGTCATAGACGCCGCTCCAATAGGGGTCGTCCGCATTGGTTTCGTTCTCCATGTACAGGATGTCTGCACGTGCCTCTGTCAGATCGGCCCGCAACTGGTCAATGGTCTCGGCTTGGTCCGCGATGATCGCGTACAGGTCGTCACTCATGAGGTACCAACTCCAACGCGGACCGTGGGTAAATCTGGACCGAACCCGGTTCGCGTTCACTTTCTACGCAGTAACCGAGTGGAGTCAGATCAGTTGAGTAGTATCCTACGACATGACCTTGCCATGATGAACCTTTGGTCTTTCGGACCCTCGTGCCTAGCTGCCACTCCCTCATTCTCCCAAAGCCCCCGCCAGTTCGAGCAGTACGGCAGCAGCGGCCCGCAAGTCAGATGGGGAGAAGTAGTGACCACTGTTGAGCCATATGCCCACCATGCCCGCTTTACCCTCATCGGTCACCGTGATCCGCGCGTACGTTCCGGGCGTGATGGTCGTCTCGGTCACAGTGCGCGTGACAGTGCGTACGGGTCCTTCCGTCCATTCGGCAATGAGGTCAAACTCACACACTGGACGAACATCCGAATACGACCCGTTCGTTTTCCACGCTTGCCTGCCGTCTACCGTCCAAGGCCAATCATCATTGAACTCACTGGCCTTGGCGCGCCGCATCGGTCCGATTTTATCACCATTGCGCGCAACGTACGTACGGCCCTTACGAATCTCAACCATCGTTCTCTCCTACTTGATCATTTCGCTGTATGTCGCAGCAGCGTTCTCTGCCGTCACCTCACCTACCAATACCTTACCCTTGACATTCAAGTCAATAGTCTCTCGGAACGCACCGATAATCTTGGCCGCGTTTTCCAGCGCCTTGTCCCGGTCGCGCAGTTTGATCTCTAGTCCATTGGCGGTTGGCTTGACCCCCGCGAACAGTGCGCGCCCCCCTGGGGATAGCTTGGAGGTGTCGACGGGGACCTGACGCAACTGACCTTCGCCACGACACTCGGGGCACGCGGGGTCAGGGAGGGCCGTACGGTCGAAGTCCAGCCCACCTTGGGGGTCAGGTAGCTCCGTCTCTGCCCGCTCGGCCTTACGGGTCGCCTCTGCGAACTCTGCGGGGGTCCAATGGTACATGTGGTCCACCCCATGACAGTAACGGCACGCACCTACACGAACGCCCGTCACCTCGTCTGGGTTAGCCGAGGCCAGGGCCATGAACTCGCGCCACGCGGCCTGTACGGAGAAACCGGTCTCCTCGTCCATCGTCTCGCCAAGGGCAGCTAGGCGCGCTTCGATAATTGGCGCGATCTTAGGGTTATGGAGCAATCGGTGCGCCGCGACGTAAACGGACGCTGGGTTCATGCGGGCCGCATCGTAAGCCTTCTCGTACGCATAGGCAGCGTTACGGTGAACTAGCCACAACTCCACGAAGTTGCGCTGTTTTTCCGTAAGGGCGTTCTGGGCTTTGATGAGGTCGAAAGTCATGCGGGGATAATACGTGCCCCATCGGGTAGTTGCAAGGGGAGCGGACCCCCAAGACAGCGCGTCTCTCGCTGCACGCCTTAGTGACCGTGGTAGCAGGGATATACGAGACGGCCCGATAGGTCCAAACGCTCGGCGCTCTCACTGCTCTTTTGCCACTAATTTCCCCGTTTGCCAAGGGCTTCCCAATCATTCCTACCGATTCCTAGTGGTCGGCTTTCCATTGGGAAGGGTTTTCGTCAATGATTACAGTTAGTTATAGGGTGCTTCCCAGACCTTCCTAGTCTTTTCTAATATTAAGAAGAGATAATAAAATATAGGTATAGCTATACATAATGTATATAGGGAGCCGTAGTCGAATCATTGGGAAGGTCTGGGAAGGGGGTCATATGTCATTGAAATCATTGACGAAAAGCCTTCCCAATGGGACTGGGAACCGTAGGGAAACGTCAGGAATTGACAGGCCTATATGAACCGATATATAGCTATACGGACCAATTGTATAGGTGTTAAAATGACTTCGCTCGAAACGTTGCGTATAAAACTGATCTCTGGGGGCTACGATTTCGCTGCCCAACCGCTCACTCTAACCTATGACCCCCGTCATGGTCAGCCCATGCCCGCGTTGGTCAATGGTGGAAAGTTCCTGCAAGACCTGCGCCATGAGGCCAACCAAAGACCAAAAGCCGTCGCTGCCGTCGAAGCGAGGAACCGCGCCCGGTCATGCCATTTCGATATGTACATGTGGGAATGCCCGGAGCATGGGGAGACCGGATACCATACCCATAGTGGTCGGTGTGCAGCGTGCCTGCGTGACAGCAAGGGGACCACGTACCTAGACACGTGCCTAGTCCATGGCGAAGTGGCACACAGCACGACCCGTAGGCTATGCCTCAGCTGCTACAACACCCTCGGCAAGCCACGGCCCTTGGCTACTAACCCCCTTGGGTGGTACGTGGATCGTGCGGGTAAGATCGCGCAGTGCGAATAAAATTGGGGGCCGCTAGGCCCCCAATTGCTTTTCCATGTAGTCGTCTGCCACAGCGCTCGAACTGCCCCCGATGGGCACCGCATCGCGCGAGACGTATAGCCTAGATCGAACACCATCGGGCAGTACTACCCCCGGCGTACGCCCCTCCGGCAATGTTGGATGCGGCACGTAATTGATAGCCTCCAGCGTGTCCTTGTACTTGGCGAGAGGCAGCGCGATCCGCTTCTCCTCCATGAGCTTGCGGACCATGGTTGCCGACACATAGCCCCCCTTGAACCCCACGCGCCCATCCTCCATTGCCTGCATAATCTCCACCTCGGCCCGTCCACGGCTCGCAATGATCGCTTGATCCGTGCTGGACGTACGGGGCGCGCGTGACGCCCTCTGCGCCGGGTCGAACTCAGGCGCGGGCACATAGGATCGCAAATAGTCATTCACGATAGCAAAGCCCTCCGCGTCCAGCCACGCCCAGAACTTCTGGAAATGCTCGGGGGTCAGCCCGTCCCTAAAACAATCCTCGGCGGTCTGTTGCTTGGTGAAGAACACCGCATAGCGGCGCTCGTCCTTATCGACCGGCACACCATCCTTGTGGTTCGTGAGCATCATACCATTGGCCCGATTGTCCCCAGTATATTCGTCCACACCCTTGGACTCGATGGGTAGCCGTCGGTTCGTCACATATGGCTTGAACTCCTCCAAGAAGTCCCGTCGCTGGGCGCTGTAGACCTCATCCATCCCAAGGAACAGCTTGCCCTTGAGCCAACCGTTAAACGAGATGCCGTTACGGGTCATCTTGGACGTGTTGGGCAGGTGGGAGTATTGCTCCCCCACACAGTACGTCAGGATATTGAGCAGGAGGGTCTTACCGTTACCCTTGGCCCCCTGGATCACTGGCCACCATTGGAACTTGACGCCTGGGTTCTGCACCAGACTGGCCATATAGCTCAGCAGGATCGAGCGATCCCTATCGTCGGGGAATAGCGTTGCCATATGGCGTAGGAACGGCCCCGCGTCCCCCTTGACCCGTGGCGTATCGATGGGCTGATATGTATTGACCAGCCGCCACGTACCATCCGTGACCATCGCCATGGTCGGAAGCTCGGGCCGGAAACAGGTATTGTGCGCGGATGGCGGGGAGTAGGCGGAGTTCTTCAGGAACGCTTCCCATGCGGACTTCGTGTTCTTGTCGTTCACGTCGTCCATGGCGAACAGGTGGCCACCCCGCATCACGTCGAACCGTGAGAGGTTAAGCTCCACACCATCCGGCATGAGAACGCGGTCCGAGTGCATAATATAAACGCACCCCTGGAAATGCTGCATCTGGTCCGCAATGCCCATAAATCCCGTCACGGCCCGCGACCCGTAACCCCCCACACGGGCAGCGGTCACACGGGGCGGCTCGGTAAGCACGCCCGCAGGTGTCACCACCTCATCGGGGAACATGCGCTCCGGGTCAAACCGGTGAGCAGCGGCCAGACTGCACTTGCGTCGTGCGGCCCGCTCCGGGTCCTTCTGGTCAAGGCAATGCCCGGAGATGGGGAGCGCAGGGTTGAGGATGACCCCCATAATCTCAGCGTCCGATAGGCCATCACGGGCCAAGCTCACAACGGCCTGAGACACGTCAATGGACCTATCTACCCCCGCAGGACAATGCACGAGGGTCCAACTGCGCTCCGAGCACCTAGCGGGCAGCGGGATCACCTCATACGCAATGGGCTCAATCTCATCCGCACCAGCACGGGCAACGGGTGCCACATAGGGCCACGCGGCCAGCAGGGACCCAATCTCATAGGTCAGTCCCGGATCATCGAGCAGTACGGACGCCATGACCGGTTCGCGCCCTGCGGCACGCTTGATCGCATTGGGCCAGTTGATCGTATCGGGGAGGCGGAACACGCGATCCACATTCCACGTGCCCTTGTCGGCATTGAAGCGCTGGATGAGACCCTTATTGACAGTCTCCACCTGCTCGACCGTCGCGCCCGGTTGGAGCGCCCATAGCCCCTGGAGCCCGTTCCCCGAGTCAATGACCTTGGATGGCCGCTGGGACAGTAGGTCCGCCAGCACCGCCGCACGGTCCCACGTCCCCACCTTGGGCGGGTCAATGTCCACGTGGGCGTATCGGACTGCCGTGATGTCAGCTTTGGTTGCCTTGGTCGTGAGGCCCGGTCGGACCTGGTTAACGTGCCAGTACACGCCCCAACCGGCAGTATTACGGGAGTCGACCTCATGGGGCGCGAGCGCAACGATAGGGTGCCCCGGCTCGGGGTGGATAGCAATAATCATGCGGCTAGCCCCTTAAAAATATGCGCGATCACATCAACCGTCCAGCCATTGCCGAGCGCATGATAGCGGGCGGTGTCGGATACGCAAGCCGTGTAATCATCCGGTACGCCCTGAAGGCGCTCAGCCTCACGGGGAGTCAGGTATCGGCACCAACCATCACCATACGGCACAAGGCCAGCATTGGACCAACGGTCCATTTTGGTCGTCAAGGCGCACGTTACCTTACGAGTCCCGAGGTTTACACACTTACCCCCGAAGAACATGACTTCCCTACTTGGGGTGCGGTTCACTTCGTATCGGGCAAGGATAGCCGGGTCAGTCTCGGCCAGATCGCGCCAATCGCGCTCAAGTGGCTCCCACGACTCAATGGGGATGTTTGTCCAGTACCACCGGTCTCGGAGAGCGGGAACGAAGTCGGAGGAATTAATGCGCACCGGCTCGACGCCAAGGTACTGCGTGATTACGTCCCGCCACTCGGCTTTCATGTTGACATTTTCGAGCAGGAAATAGCGCGGGTCAATCTCGTCCCGCAAGCGCACAAACTCAAAGAACAGAGCGGAGCGGGGGTCCTCAAAGTTCAGTTTGTCCCCCGCTATCGAAAATCCCTGACAAGGGCTCCCACCGATCAATAGGTCCGCACCGGCTAGCATCGTGCCATCAATGGCCGTCACGTCCCCAAGTTGGATCGTATCGGGGAAATTGTGCTGAGTGACCTTGATGGCGTTTTTATCCACCTCGGACGCAAAATATGTAGTGATCGGAATTCCCGCCTTACGGAGCGCCAATTGCCCGCACGAAATTCCGTCGAAAAGTGATACGACGTTCATTACCGACCCAAATATTTCAGAACATACGCGCGGGCGTCGTCTTCGAGATTGCCATGATTGGCGAGGAGGTTCGCAGCGGACATATCGCTACCGTTCTTTGCACACTTGGTGAGGAACTTCTGAACCTGAGCGAGTGTACGTTTTGCGGGGGCGTTGGTCATTTCGTCTCTCCTTGTTGATAGCTACACCCTACGCGAGGGTGATACAACGTTCATTAGTAACCCGCCGCTACTTCACGGGCCATTCCCTCAGATGGGCAAGTGCGGATCAAACGACCCGAAGCGTATACGTAGAAGTCCGAGCCGTAGCTTTCCTTGACTTCCCAGATTTCAACATTTCCGCGCTTCAGGATGATGGTCATTTCGTCTCTCCTTGTTTATGGGTATACCTTAGACGGGCATGACCATCACGTCAACACCTTTCTAGCGTATATTTCATTTTTATACGGCCTAACCGATAACCTGCACGCGCTTGCCCGCAACTGCCGGGTGTTTGCTCACGATAGCCTGTGCAATAATGTCCGTATCGCCCAGTCGGACCGCCTCGGCCACTACCGCATCGCGTAGGCCCTCCATGTCCCCAAAATAGAGGTTGACGGTCCCTGCGCCACATCCGGCCCGCTGGGCAACATCGGCCCGTGAGACACGGTGGTAATGGGTTTCGCGGGCGAGGGTTACGGCTGCGGCCAGGATGCCTGCGCCACGGTTAGTATCATTAGACATTGGTAGTCTCCGGTGTAAGTGTGGTCGGCACGGTATTGAGTAGTGACCTGAAAGTCAACATCTGTCCGTCGGCCCTAGCGAAACCCTCGTGATAATTCCGGGCAGCAAGTATATACGCGGCGCTAGCTTCTTCCGGGGAGCAAAATGATCCGAGGAACTTCCTAACCCCATTAAACATAATTGATGCTCGGAACCTGCTGCCTTTTTGCGTCACGCCCTTAGGTAGCTTTGACCTTTTATTCCTATGGCCATTAACGTTCCACATATTTTGCGCTCGGCTAGAGTTGCGCAGGTTTGGACGCCGATTATCCAATGAATGGGTATTGATATGATCTACTTCACCAAATTCCCTATCAACTATGATATTGTGAAGCATTTCAGGTTTTCGTTCTGGCCATAGCGTCCGCGTGGCGTAAAAACGGTTTTTTGATTTTCGTGCCACCCACTTTTGATTCAGTAGTCCAATGTCCTCAGGGGATACCAGCGTAACGAAACCTTTTGTCAGCGCAGCGAATGCATGATCCCCGCACTCACAAATTCTACCTAGCCGGTCATTATTACGCGAAGGGTTTAGGTTGGTCGGCGGCAAATACACTGTCATCGTACTAAAACCTTGCGACCAGGAACGGCCCAACTGGGGAGGTGGGTCATGATTGCACCGCCAACGCCGCATTATGGAGCATGGCGATTTTCTCGCATTGTTCCTTGGTGATCCCCCGTACAACTGTTGAGTACGTACGGTACTGCCCGATCACTTCTTTAACCTCAATAACCTCCCACTGGCCGTTTGGCAGGTGGTTCGTCTCCCATCTGTACCTATCAGTCATTCCACACCCCGCAGGGCTTGAGCGCGCCACATGTCCCGTTCGGCGGTCAGTGCTGCCAGCTGCTCACGCTTCGTAGCAATCAGGGTGGTACGCTCGGTCATGATTGCACCTTGGGGGCCCGCTTCCAACGAACTATAATCTCGTCCTCTTCCCAGTCTTCAAAGTATTGGACGTGTCGGCTAGTGATGGTGATATCTGTCAATTTGACCTTATTTTCGCGCATCAGGCTAAGAAGGGTAGCCCCGCTCAATGGCGAGTCCAGTTTACGCTCTTCGTACTCAGTCACGGCAACATTCCTTCCCTATCCACAATGAGGCCCAATCCGCCCCGTTTCGTAACCAACGCGGCCCATGCGTGCTGTGCGGGGTGGATGACCCCACCGGGCCGCTTGACCTCCACGCTGACAAATTGACCGTGGGGGCCGATACCGATCAGATCGGCGGACTTAATGACCCGGTTGACCGCTGCGGAGTCGTTCCCCAGGCCAAACCTGACCGGTACGCCCCTACTATCCATGAGACTCCCGCTATTATTTCTGCCGAGCCAATACCCCTTACTGGCCGCTTCCAACCGTACGGCACTCTGGACCCGCGCCTCACTGCCCGCACCGGGGGGCGCTGGGCTCGTGGGGGTCAGTAGGGACCATAGGGCACGTGCGGCGGCGGGGTGCGCTTGCTCCCATTGTTCAAGCGGCGACATGCTCATACACCCTTCCAACTGCGGACTCATAGTACGTCGGGTCCCGCTCCATGCAAATCCACTTACGACCAGCATTCTCGGCAGCAATTGCCGTGGTTCCAGAGCCAGCGGTATTGTCTAGCACAAGATCTCCGGGGTTAGTGTACGTACGGATCAGGTATTCAAAGAGCGCGACGGGTTTCTGTGTGGGGTGTACGGTGCTGCCCTCGGACTTGAACTGCAATATGGAACGGGGGTATCCGGTATGCGTCTGCACGTATTCTGTTTTTCTTTTACCCCCACCGTTGTTGTCAGTAACGCGCGAACCCTGCTTAGTTACCTTATTCACCTCAACTAGACCTTGCGGGTTGTAGGGAGCTTTAGTATTCGAGAACACACATACGTCCTCGTGAATCTTCAGCGGTTGTACCTTAGCAAGCATCTGGTTGGCAAAACGAGACTTCTCCCAGACCCAGCAGTACTTGAACTTGTCCATCTGACTCGCAATTAGCGCCGTCGTAAACGGCTGGCTCGCCGTCAAAACTACCGCAGCATTCGGCTTACAGACACGCCAATACTGCTCCCACAATTGCTCGAACGGGATTACCGAGTCCCAACTACAGGCAGTCGTGCCGTATGGCAAGTCACACAACACCATATCGACACTGCCACTCGGCAAGTCCCGCATAAGTTCCAAACAGTCCCCGTGTAGGAACGTACCGCTACCGAGTTGCATAGAGAAGCTCCCGTACTCGCTTTGCCGCAAGATGGAGCCGACGAGCCTCAAGGCTACCTCCGCTCATAAGTGCCTTCTCGGCAGCTTCTGACACGGGGAACCCGTTTTCATATAGGGCGTCCATAAGTTCCTTGAGTTCGGCTTGCATGTCGGTCTCCTGTGTTGATACCGAACCCTAACCACCCGTGACGAGCCTGTCAAGCAGTTTGACCGCATCCTCGCGCGATAAGTTCTGGGCCGACCAGATATCGAGCCCATATGTCAGCCACCACCTGCGCTGTATTTCCGTGTCGCTCTCACCCGCCGCATGGTACGGACCCGCCCAAACAGCCATCGCGTCCCGTAGTGCATCCAGCGTATCCAACCGCTCCTTATGACGCTTGACATTGGCCCCCGCGAACCGACCGGGCAACCCGCTGGCGTACATCTCCCTACTAAACTCATCCACCGACTTGGGCATTTCGCCCCGTAGCCGCGCCAGGGTCTCATCGTCCATAAGGGACAGCACGCCCTCCACGACCTCGGGCGGGCCGCGCTTCTCAGGTTCGGGGGTCGGTGCGCCACAATACGGGCAGGCGTCCAAATGCTTCTCGTACGGCTGCATACAGTCAATCTCAAGGCACACACGCAACGGAATGGCGTCACGGACCGCAGAGGCACGTTTATCGCGTCTGCTCAGCGACCATGTGCGCGGTGTGTCCGGTCCGCCCCGATGGCGCAGTACGTTCCCCACGTGGTCAATGAGGATACAGAACTCCTTGCCGGGTGCCAGACGCAACCCGCGCCCGACCATCTGCAAGAACAGGCCCAGTGACGCCGTGGCCCGTGCGAAAATAATGGCCCCCACAGCGGGGATGTCCGTCCCCTCAGAGATGACATCGACGGCCACAACAATCTTGAGCGCCCCACTCTCCAACCGGGCAAAGATGGACATGCGGACAGCGGGGTCCGTCTCGCCCGTGAGGACCTCGGCGGTAATACCCTCCGCACGATACGCCTTGGCAATATTGCCCGCTTCCTCCACGTCCCGCGCGAACACAATGGCCGTCAGACCGGCTGCAAATTGCTTGTAGCTCTCCACCACGTCGCCAACCATATTGACGGCAGCTGCGGCCTTCTTCTGCTCGGCTGGGGTCCAGTCACCCGACGGCCCGACCGCGCCCAGATAGTGCTCCAAGTGCGTCTTGGCAATGGCGACCTTGTAGCGCGTGAGGAACCCCTGGTCCATCAGGACGCGGGCCGGTGCGCACGTTATGGACTCTTGGGGCATTGCGACCCGTACGGCCAGCTTATCCCCGTCCTCGACCAGCGCGACCAGTACGTCCGCGTACCCGTCATGGTGCGAGCCTAGACCCTTACCATCCGCGCGGCCCATGGTAGCGCTCGGGATCATACCATTGCACTCGGGGTGCGTGAACAGATCGACACAGCGACCCCATACTGACCCTTTTGTCAAATGATGACCCTCGTCCGTTACCCACAGAGTAATCGAAGCGGCCCATTTGGTGAGTTCGGTACGTTTGACTAGAGTTTGCGCACTTGCCACAGCGCACTTAGCGCCAGGGTCAATCCACACCTTGCCGAGTTTCCGCGCCTGTAGCGCCGCAGCGGCCCGCTGGGTCTTTTGGGACGCGATAATGCGGTGACGGACCCCTTGGGCCGCAAGGGCCATCGCTAGCTGTATGACCAGATTGTCCCGATGGGCGATGGCGCAGGACATGCCTTTGTGCCTACGGATCGCCTCCGCAATGACCAAAGTTTTGCCTGCGCCCGTGGGGGCCATGACCGCCACGTTGCGGAGCCCCTTGGCCCACTGCTCACTTACTGAGTTCAACAGGTCGGATTGGTAGTACCGGAGTTCCACCCTAGCGGCCCTCTGCCTTAGCGATAGCTGCCTGAGCCTGTTCGATCATTCCATCTAGGTCCCACCCCATACCGATCCCAATGACAAGGTTTTCTAGGGCGTCCAGCAACGCGGGCGCGGCAACCACCATGCTTGCGTCCCCGTCAGGAAAGCAACTTTCCAATGTGATCTTGAGTACCCTATTTCCGTCTGCAGAAAATGCGGACACTACCCGCTTCACGCCTTCGTCTTGTTCTTTCTCGCGAACCCATGCGTCACCGGTACGTAACATAATTCCCTCCAGATGAGTGTTGACTTGCCTGTCACTATAGAGTACCCCTAGCCGCTGTCAACCAAGGAGACACAAATAATGACATACCTAAACGATTGGTCCGAGTCGGGTCGGGAAGGGATGATTTCCGATTTCCAGATCAATGAAAACGCACTCGACGGAGCCGAAATTCTCGTTGCGTCCTACACCTATGAGGACTACAGCGGTGACGCTTACGTCCTGTTCCGCCGTGATGGAAAGCTGTTCGAGGTACACGGTGGGCATTGTTCCTGCTACGGCCTTGAAGGGCAGTGGGAACCTGAAGAGACCACCAAGGAAGCAATTCTCCATCGGCTCGATAACGGGTCATGGGGTGAAGAAAACAAGATCGCCAACATTACCCGAGAGGCCCTGTAAATGCGCATCGAATTTGACCCCACGAACCCCACCGAGGCTGCGGCAGTCCGGGCCATGCTCACGGCCCTAGGACCCACTGAGGTCCGTCTGACCGGATCGCCACTGGACGGCGGTGTATTGTCCGCGAAGATTGGTGACCTCTCGCTCGCTACGGCCCGCGTTGCGTCCGACCCATGGCATCAGGGCACTACCGTACAGCGGGAAGCGGACGACGGCTGGCAGACAGTCGAAGCTGGGCAAGTCACCGACTCCAACGGCACGCCATGGGACGAACGTATCCACTCGACCCCCTCGACCACCAACAAAGACGGAACGTGGCGGGCCAAGCGCGGCGTAACTGCCGAACAGATCGCAGCGGTCCGTGCTGAGCAGCGCGCCAGCAAGTTTGACGCTGAAATGGCGGAAGGTCTGGCCAATGATGAAGAGTTGGGCCTAGTGTCTCCCGCACCGGAGGCTCCACTGTGCGAGGACCCGGACGACCCGAAGCACGTTCGAGTTGATCCGATCATGATGGCCGCGTTCGAGGAGCCAGTTACGGCCCCTTTGGTCGAACCCGCCGTAAGTGCCCCCGCAGCACCACCTGCCCCGCCTGCCAATGCCCCTTCAAGTACGCCCACCCCATCACCTACGCCACCTGCCCCGCCTGCCAATGCTGGTACGAGTGCGCCTAGCTTCCTCGACGTGATGAAAGCGATCACAGTGGCCCAAAAGGACGGCAAGATCGACACGGCCAAGGTGAAGGAGTTGTGCGCGGCGGTCGGTGCCGGGGAAAGCACGATGGGCCTGAACGGCCCGGACAATGGCGACAAGCGGGTTGCGTTTATGGCCCTGCTGGCAGAGGAGACCAAGTGATATGCGCAAGATCGCACAGGACACAGCGGTATCTCTCCGAGAAGAACCTAAACGGTGGGAAATCGGGGAGTTTCGTGCAACGCGAGACGACGGTTTGACGGTATGGATCGCCAATGGGTATTTTGGACTGTCGATCACCCCACCCAACGGCCCCGAGTACGGCGGCGTTTCGTTTACGTCCGTGTTTTTCGGTTGGGCTACGCCGTGGCGCAGGGCGGTAATGTCTGCGGTTCGTGACCGCTCGTGGGGTCCCTATGTCTGACCACGCACCCTTAGCCCCATCGTCCGCCGAGAAGTGGGTACATTGCGGGCGGTCTCCCAGTATGGAGGCCGC